ACCGAGTACCCAAGCCCCCCGTCTATATATTAAACGGACCCCCCTAGTGTTTCCGGCTCGACCAGCCGGCTAGGAGTTTCCGAGTTTGTATAGCGATGGCGTTGACTAACAACCAGCGCTACACTATATAAACGAGTATCTAGATGAGGCTCGTATCACCATCTCTTTCCTAAATAGAAGAGTGGACCAGATCATCCTCGCCGAATTCACTAGCCTGATTGGTGGTCAACCAATCAGTATTAGTACTAGTAAACCCGTTCCAGCAAAGGAACTACGTTTTCTAGGTTCGGATGACGATGATCCTCCCTTCTTCTCTAGGAGGAGTGGTAGGTGAACCGAGGATCTCACAAAGATTTTCGGGTACCCGCGAGACTATGCTCCCGCAGCGAATGAGCTGGAAGGACAGCCTTGGTAAGCCTACTTCCCGACCTCATCACCGTTGGAGTCCTGGAACTTGCGCACTTACGACGACCGAAGCTACTTAGGTAGCCCAGGATCCGACTAAGCAAGTGATAGGGACGCCACCCCAGACGCGAACATGTAGAAAGTCGGCCCAGTTGGTAGCTGGACCGGTCTCAATACACGTCGCACCTGGTTGGTAGTATCCTCCACTTGAGCAGGAACCACAGGCTTCACCGGTGGTTCCCACTTGCCAGAGACGAAGTCCCGACTCACGTCGAGACACGCCTTGACAAGCATGGAATCCGCTAGCGAGAGCGAGTGGGCTGCTCTCATGGAGAACACCCCCTTACTCACAAAATACTTTGAAACACCTACATTTAAGTAAGTGTCCTCAGTAATTTGTTTGTGAAGGTCATCGTCATCGGGTCCAATCGCCTGAAACTGGCTAGAGCGAGCTGTTGTGAGGAAGATGGCTTTGCCAAACTTCGTTCGCAACACTTCGCCCGATGCTAGAATCATTTGATTGAGCACGGTAACGAGTGGGTGATTCCCCCTAAGAGATGCTCGGTAGGACTGGACATCCAAGTCTGGAAACTTCTTAAGGAACGTACCTGTCAGTTTTGCACTGATAGAATACGCCTCCCTTTGGAAGCGTCCAAAGTCTCGTTCGATGAGCCGTTTCGCAGCCTCAACCCTTAGTAGTCTGAAGAGACTATCAAGGGTCGAGCCCTGGGCGGATAACCGCTCCAGGTGCTGCGAAGCAGGAATACCGAAGTACTCCTCGATCCTAGTTCCTAGGACCGAGTGGTCTCCCGTATTCTTGGCTTGCGCCAATGCATCGAACACCATATACAGCTTCACGACTCGTGTAGATTGCTCTACCTTGCCGTAAAGTTTGTATATGGCTGAGACTAGTTCCGGGTGCCGGTTTATGTCTAAGTTCCAGCCATGGTCACGT